ATAGGGAAGGGGGAAAGTCCCTAGGGACGCAAAGTTAGGGTATATATTTGAGATTAATTAAAAATTTTAATTATTTTTTTCCACAAATTCCTTTTTTTATCAAAATTTAATTTGTAGATTTATTGTTCAATTCTATTTAATGCGCAAATATGGAATTTGGATTATAGGCGGTTTAGCTGGTATTTTATATTTAAAGTATAATATGGCTAAGTCTTTACAATATAGTTTTGCTGGCATTGATCTAGGCGCAGGAAGCATATTACAACCACAGATTTTAGTTAATTTATCAATTACTAACCCAACAGCAATACCGGCAACAATTAACGCAGTTAATGCAACTATATATAATAATAATATTGTATTAGGTACTATTAATGCAACATATGAGCAAGTAATACCAAGCAATGCTAGTATAATTTTACAATTGCCAGTTAATTTGCAATTAGGGGGTATTTTAACTGATATATCAGCACAATTAAAAAAAACTGGTACTAATTTCGAAATTAAAGGATCAGTACAAGCAGATTTAATTACAGTACCTATTGATTTAAATTATACTTTTTAATATGCCTTCGAATAATGAATTATTGGCACAATTAAGACCTTTTAGAAACGAAGAATTATTAATAGTTGATGACCATAATGTTGGGGATATAATAAGCGCAATATTACAAACACATAAAGAATATGCGGATCAATACGATCATATTTATATGTATTTTGTAGGATCAACACCAACGGAAACAGCGGAAAATGTTTTTAAGTATTTAAAAGCTAATGTTAAGTATAATATTGAGCCAGAAAATACACAAACCGTTAAAAGTCCTGCAGCAATTATTGCAACTGGTAGAAGTGGCAGCGATTGTAAAAATTATGCGCTTTTTATAAATGGAGTATTGGATGCGTATCGAAGAAATGAATTAGAGGATTACAATTTGATTTATCGTTTTGCTAGTTATGAACCAGGCGATCAAACACCGCAGCACGTTTTTAGTGTTATGGTAATAAATGGAAGTGAAGTATGGATTGATCCGGTTTTGAGTTATTTTAACCAAAAAAAGCAACCATCATCATATAAAGATAAAAAAGTTAAAAATATGGCACTTGTAGGATTATCAGGAATAAATGACGTTTATGAAAATTATTACCAGCATAAAAATATGGGCGATCCGTACGGCAATTATTACAACAGTAAAAAAATAGGTGCATTGGTGCCATCCAATACACCAGGTATTGCTTTATTTGATGATATTACCGGAATTTATAAAGACGTTGATGGTACCTGGTATTTAAATAATGGTACACCATTATTAACTTATGATCCAAATACTGGAGCATACCAGGAACAAAATGGTAATTGGTACACTTATCAAGGATTAGAATTATTAAGCTATAATATTAATACAGGGGATTATCAGGAAAAAAGTGGATTATGGTATAATAAATCAGGGGTACAAATACCAGCTTTAACAACCACAGCAACACCGGTAAAAGCATCACTTAATAATAATACTTTATTAATTGGTGGCGGCGCATTGTTTTTAATTATTTTATTAACCAGTAAAAAAAGATAAATGGCACTTGTAGGTTTATCTGGAGTTGATGCGTACGGTAATTATTATAATTATAATAATAGTATTGGAGATATTGCTAGTACATTAACCGCATCAGCAGCGGCAACAACAACAGCAGCGGCACAGGGTGGATTAGATCCAGTCGCAGATGTGGCGGCATTATCTGCAGAGATTGCCTCTGTATCAGCATTATTTACTCAATGGTTTAGTCATCCAGCCGCCGATACTAGAAATATAATTAATACATTAAAACCTGATTTAGTTAGTTTATCGCCTTATGATCGTTTAGTACACGTTATTGCAGCAGCGCAAAAAATGCCTAGAGGAGCCGAAGACGTAGTAGCTAAAGAATGGTTATTATGGTATATAGAAAATTATCCAAATGATTATGAACAATTAACAGTTGCACAAAAACAATATTGGAATAATTATTTGAATAGTATTAGATCATCATTTCCAGATGGTAATAATATGTATGCCAATTTATCCCTGGCATCATTTACACCAGCAGAGCTAAATTATACAGCTCCAATGTCTGTAGTAAGTAATTTGTTCAGCAGTTCAACAACTGGTGGATCATCAAATAATTTATTATTAATTGGGGGTGCCGCAATTTTATTAATTCTACTATTAAAAAAATAAAAAATGACAGCTTTACAACAGATAATTAAAGAAGCAAAAATTATAAAAAAAAAATATCCTAATAAAAAATGGATGGATTGCGTAAAACAAGCTAGTGCAATTTATAAAAGCAAACATAAAACTGTAAAAAAGAAAGCAGTTAAAAAAGTAGCAAGAAAAAAAGCGGTTAAAAAAGTAGGATCATCAAAAAGAATATCAGCAGTTAAAAAAACGGTATTAAAAAAACCAATTTCAGAAAGTAGGGTATTGCATGAAATTGATAAAGTAAAACACGACATTAAAACTTTGGAAAGTATGCAAAAACAGCACATGATGAAAAAACATAAATCTTCCATTGGTGCAACAATTAGAAAAAAACATAGCGAAATAAAAAAGCTATTGAAAAAATATTAAAATCTTTTTATTTAATAAAACTCAAAAATAAAATAACATGGCACGCAGAAAGCATCATGCTAAAAAAACAACCCATCGCAGACGCAGACGTCATGGTATGGGCGCAATTTCTTCGCACGCAACTAATGCACTAGCAATTATAGCTGGTGGAGTTGCAGCTCGTTTAGTATCAAATACTGTAGCTGGTACAATGACAGCAAGCGGTACCGCAGTATCACAAACAACAAAATATGTTGCAGCAGCAGCACCAATTGCATTGGGTATGTTTATGCCACGATTAATTAAATCATCATTTGGAGCTGGTTTAGGATCAGGGATGATTGCTGTTGGTGGATTAGGTTTAGCGCAAACTTTTGGTTTACCTGGTATTGCTGGTATGCCACAGGTAGCAGGATATAAAAAAAGAGTAGGTTTAGCACCAACAGCAATGAACCCTAGAGGAGCAATTGCTGGTACTGGTATGTCAACACATCAGGCTTCAATGATTTCTAATTAAACACTTTTTTCACTTTTAATAATTAATAAAATAATTTACAATGCTTAATCAAGTATCAAATAGATTAGTTTTTGAAAATGCACGCAATTTTGTGCATGGTCAAGGATTCGACACTAGCCACGCAGTATTAACTCAAGGATATTTGCGTTCTGAAGTTGCCATGTCAACTACCAGCGCAAACTATCATGTACCGGTATTAGTTAATGATTCTACTAACGGCGCACCGTTTGCTACAGAGCAACGTCTTGCTTTACAAGATATTTTTGTAGTATCTGCTATTGGTATTTATATCGCAGCTCCGGCAGCATCAACAACTACTGCATTTCCTTTATACAGTTATCCAAATGCTACAACTTTTAGTACATCAGGTGCAGCAGGAGCTTTATATAATTTGTATAATGGATATTTGAATATTCAGGTTAATAATCAAAACGTATTACCTACCTGGGATATTTACCGTCATTATTGGGTACCGCAAACTCAAAATGGAGTAGGTATTACAGCACAAACTGTATTCCCAATAGATCAAACTGATGGATCAGAAGCAGGATTTTTTGCAGCAGAACCTAATTTATTATTAAATGGTGCAAGTAATATTCAGGCTAACATTACTCTACCAGGTGCAATTGGAACATTGCAAGCATCAACAGCTCCAAGAATTATTGTAATCTGGAGAGGTATTAAATGCCAAAACGTTACAAGCGTTCGATAGTATTTTTTTGTGTTTTTATAAAAAAACGCAACAGCGCCGGCGGTCGCTCACTACCGCCATTTTTTAAATTAATAAATGTACAAAATGCTTAATCTTAAATTATACCAGGCGATTGAGGTACCAATACCGAGTGGCAGTACATTGACAAAATACTTTTTTCAAGATCAGCCACAATTGCGTAATGCAACTATTAATGCTTTTCAGGTTTACACTACTAATACATTAAGTGCGACACCATTAACTGGTAGTGCTATGGTATCAGCAGCAGATATGAAAAAAAGTTTTTTAACATTGTACAGCGGCGATTTACAAGTTGTATGGAATATTCCATTGTTAGCTATGAACAATATTAGCAATGGTACTGATCCATATGTTTTTGAATTACCAAATATTCAAGGAATAGTAATTAGTTGGGTAAAAAGTTATATTAATCTTGCAACAGCACCAGCAAATACAAATGTTGCATATGCTTTTGGAGCTTATTATACTTTGCCACAATATTAATTACTTTTTTCACTTTTAATAAATAATAAAATGGCGCAACCATACAAGCCGGAGTTGTTTAGTATTGATAGTGTAATTGATTTCTATCAAACGGCGGACGGCGTCCATTTCAAGATATATGGCGGTACTTCGCCGAAAGCGGAGTATTGCCGTTATCATTTTGAAGGCGACGAAAAAGAAATAGGTTTACAAAAATTGGATGAAGCTTTGCATGGGCTTAAAAGTAATATTGATAATACTAATCCCTATACAATACAAATATTTAAAAAGCCATCAAAGAAAAAAACAAATGAAGTTGAAGCGCAAAGATCAACTCAAATAGTTTTCCAATTAAACAAACCAGAAAGATATTTACCGTATGGTGGCATGGGTATGGTACAACAACAAAGCAGTGATCCTGATTTAAAATTGATACTTTCGAAAATTGTAGAAGGGCAAAATTTACTAATTAGTAAATTAAGCGAAGAACAATATGAAGAAGAACAACCACAACAAGGTGGATTTTTAGGAGCTGTATTACAAAATGAAAGATTTCAAGAAATGGCAATAGCAGCAATATCGGGATTATTTACAAAAGGTTTATCTGGAAATGCTCCATCAGCATTGGCTGGTATTCCAAATGAAGATCAACAAAGTAAAGCAATGGCAGCAATACAATTGTTATCTGAAAAGGATGATCATTATGGAGATCATTTATTATACCTGGCTAATTTAGATCAACAAAAATTTAATTTTTTATTGTCTTTTATTAAATAGATATATGCCTAATTATATAGATAGCTTTATTCATCACGATTTAATTGCAACAGCAACTGTAAATGCTTATAGTTTAAATGATCCTACAAGTACAATTGTAAAGACGTTTAATGTAGGGGATGATATGGGAACTATAGAAACATGGTTACAAGATAGCCAGGGCAATATATGGTGGGCAATTTATCCTGGTGGATATTATAATTTAAATATACCGCCATACTATATATATAATGATGCAAGTAAGATGGCGGTACCAGATGTAAGCCAGCCATTAACCGGAATTAATGTTAATAAGCCATTACCAGAAGTGGTTATTATTCCTACAATAGGGGAAGAAATAGCTTCCGGATTATCTAATATAACATCATCAATAGGTAATTATATTCCCTGGATTATTGGCGGCGTGTTAGTTATTGCTTTTTTACCTTCAATTATTAACTCAATTAATAAAAGAAAATAATGAATAAGAAAAATAAAAATATTGTATTTATTGGAGTAGGTGCATTGGTATTATATTTAATATTAAAACCTAAAAATGTATCATCAACACCAATAAGAACAATTGCACCAATTGCACCAGGTGCGCCGACAAATGTACAAAGCACATTAACCAATGTGACTAATTTAGTAGGTGGATTAAATACATTGTTTGGATCATCAACACCGGCACCAGTTCAAACAACAGTACCGGCACCAGTTGATACAACAGTACCAGCACCAGTTGATACAACTAATATTAATGATATTCAATTAGTATAACATGGAAGAAAATTATAAAATAGAAGATGCAGGTTGGATTTTAGCCGGGATAGGGGGATTTTTATTATATCTATGGTTAAAAAAACATCCATGTCAATCTAATATGTTTGATCTTACTTATGATTTACCAGCTGGTACATCGTATGCAGTCCCTGAAATGACAGGAACACCGCAAATAGTCCCAACACCAAGCACAATAATGTCATTGCCTCTACAGCCAGGACAACTTGTTCAATCAAATGCAAATGGGGGTGCGTGTTCTTGTTGTATCAGCGGCGGATCCATTAACAAACCAACGTATATAATTTAATCACTTTTTTAACTTTTAAAAATATGTCTTTAAAACTATATGACGTTACTTTTCAGGGATATGCGACACCGTCATTTGTACAAACTAATTGTAATACTATTACTTTTATTAATTTAGGTACCGCAACAGCATATATAGATCAGCAAGTACCAATTTTGCAAAATCAATCTTTTTCGATTGAGGGTAATGAGTGCGAAATAACTAACCATGTTTTTCAAATTACTTTTGATACTACAGTACCAGGTACATATAATAACGTATTAGTAGTATTAAAAAGTTACATCAATGCGTAATTATGGCAAGAGTATTTTTAAATAATAATGCAATAAATCAAAAGGGTACTCCGTTATTATATACAGATATTCTTTCTAATCGTCCACAATACGGTATAAATGGACGTTTATTTTTTTCTACTGATTCACAACAAATATTTGAAGATACCGGTACATCCTGGTTATTATTAGCAGATGCTACAGGATCAGTAAGCGGTTATGTACCTTATGTAGGAGCAACTAATAATGTTAATTTAGGTCCTAAAACTTTACAATCTGGTCAATTTTCAAGTATAGACGGAAATGCTAATACATTTCAAGCTATTATACAAAATAATAATTTAGGTTTTAATTCATCCACTAATTTAGCATTAGGTAATGATTTATCTACTAATATAGGTGGGTTAAGTGTATTTTCTAGCATATTCACTACAGGATCTACAGGTCCATCAGCTTTATATAAAGCAGATGGTACATATATATATTCTAATTTAGAAGGTGGATTAACTATTAATTCAGAATATCCAACAGCAAGTTTATTTTTTGCTACAAATAACATTGTTGCATTAACTATTAATAGTTCACAAGGTGCCACTTTTGTTAATAGTGTTACAGCAACATCATTTAAATCAAGCACATTTACAACAGGTTCAGTTTTATTTGTAGGTACTACAAATAATATTAACCAGGATAACACAAACTTTTTTTGGGATGATACTAATAATAGATTAGGTATTCAAACTAATTCACCTGGTGCGCCATTAGATATACACAATACAGTTGCCAATACGACAACCATACAAATAAATAATACAGCATCATCAAATGCTTATATATCATTTCAAAAAAACAGCACAGGATATTGGCGAATAGGTAATACAGCAGCAGCTAATACGTTTGATTTATTAAATAATACTACCAGTACAACTGCATTAAGTTTTAATAATACTACCAATGCAGCAACTTTTAATAATAGTATTACAGCATCATCATTAATTAAAAGTGGTGGTACCAGTTCACAATTTTTAAAAGCGGATGGATCTGTAGATACTACAAGCTATCAGCCAACAATTACATTAACAACTACAGGAACAAGTGGAGCCGCGACATTTAGTGCTAATACTTTAAATATTCCTAATTATGCACCAGATTTAAGCGGATATGTAACATTAGCAACTACACAAACAATAACAGGATTAAAAACTTTTAATCCAAGTGTTACAGCAAGCGGTGCAATTGCCAGGGGTGGATATTATACACCAGCATTAACTGCTGCTGCTAACTCTGACGTGCTTGTAGGCTTAGACATTAACCCTACATTTACTAATGGGGCTTTTACAGGAGTGGCAAACTATGATTTAAGAATTGGTGCAGTTAAATCATCAGTTGCTAGATTTATGAATTTTACATCACCTACAACGTCAGGAGTAGGTACAATTAGCACCGCAGCTAATAGTTTAGTTTTAGATGCAGGATATGGTGGAGTTTATTTATCATTTGCTGGAACAAATGCAGTCAATTTAAGTAGTGCAACAGTATTTAAACCTACAAATGATAATAATGTTTCTCTTGGTGGTGGAACAGCATCTTTTAGATGGGCAAATGTTTATTCGGTAAATGTAAGTGCTGATAATTATACTTTTCAAGGTAACACCGTATTATCACAATCAGCAGTTCCAACTGGATTTACATTAGATTTAACTAATAAAAATATAAAATTTTATAATAATTCAGTACAAACTGCTACTTTATTCAGCACAGGAAACTTAGCCATTGGATCTACAACAGACAATGGTACAGATAAGCTACAGGTAACAGGGAGTGCAATATTTTCGACTAAAATTTCTACAACAGCAGGAACAAATACATTTAATACAACAAGCGGAAATACTTTAATAGGATCTACAACAGATAATGGTAAAAAACTCCAGGTTAATGGAACAACTACAACAGCAGGTTTTGCTGCTGCTGGAGCTACCTATACAGTAAGTGCAATAGTATCAGAAACATATTATCATGTTTTTCAGGGTGGCACAGGGCAAACATTAACTTTGTTATCGCCGTCTAGTAATAATTTACAATATGTTATAATAAATAATTCAGCCAATACATTAACAGTTGCTGCAAATGGTGCTAATAATATATATACACCAAGTGGAACAATTGTATCATCAATCACATTAATTGCATATCAAAGAGTTTTTATCATTGCAGATGGTGGTACTAAATATTATCAAATATTTTAAATATGAAACAAATACAACCAGTACAAATTTGGTATAAAGGACAATTAATTAATGCTACTATTTTTAATTTATATAGTATTAATGATAATTTAATTGATACAGCAGTATTTTATTATGCGTTATATTCTGGTACACTAGATGAATTAGGTATTTTATTGTCATCAGGTAATATTACAATGTCTGGTACTGATTATGCAACTTATGAAAGCAGCCCTACTTCAAATGATTTTGCTTATAGTTGGGGAGCATCACAATTAAATTTGACTTTGATATAATCACTTTTTTAACCTTTAAATAAATAGAAATGAACAACGAACAAGCATTACAAGTATTAAAACAAGTATTAGACGCAGCCGTTAAGGGATCAGTATTTCCTAATATGGATACTGCTTTTCAAGCAGCAACAGCTTATAATTTAATATCACAAGCAATAATTAATAAGGATGGAGCTAACAATGAATAGCCTGGAAATTATATTAGGTTTTATCAGTAGTATTATATTTATAGGCGCATTTTATGGATCCACAAAAAAAAGATTAAGCCAAATAGAATATGATCTAAAAAAAAGTGCTGATTATAGAAACGAAATAATTGATAAATTAGCCAGGATTGAAACCAAATTAGATTTTATCACTAATCAAAAATAAATTATGCCTAATATTAAAACAACAATTTTTGGAGCATTAGCAGCATTGTGTGGTTTTTTTCAAACACAACCTGGCACCATTGGAACTATTGGTACTATTGGAACTGGTTTATTTACTTTTTTAATGGGTGCAAGTGCAAAGGATGCAAGCACTAAAAATTAATGAGTAAAAAAAATACATATTATATTATTGGCGGTTTAATTGTTTTATACCTGGCAGCAACAAAAACACAATTAGGGATGAGTGTAACAGATAGTTTATTATCATTATTACGATCATTAGAGGAAGGAAATAATGCAGCATTAACAGCTTACCAGGATAGTGCAGGAGTATGGACTATAGGTTATGGATCAATATATAATTTTGATTTAAACAGGAAAGTACAACAAGGCGATACAATAGATGCTGCAACAGCAGAAAGATGGTTACAACAGGAAGCAAATGAAAAATTGCAATATGTACAATCATTAATTACGGTACCAGTTACCAATAATCAATTGGTTGCCTTGGGATCATTTACTTATAATGTAGGGGAAAGTGCGTTTGCCAATAGTACATTATTACGTTTATTGAATAATGGATCAGATATTAATACTGTAGCAGATCAATTTGACCGGTGGATTTATGCCGGCGGTCGTATTGTTAATGGTTTAGTTAATCGCAGAAACGCAGAAAAAACTCTTTTTTTGTCATAGGGTAGCAATTATTACTGATAACCTGGTATTTTAATACCGGGTTTTTTTATGCCTAAAAATAAATTTGGTAGTATCAAAAACATTAATTTGCTTTATATTGAAATGAATTATTAACAACAAACAACCTATTATGCACATCAATTATCCGCTTACACTGGATGAGATCAGTGTTAAAATTTCCCAATTAGAAAATAAAATTGCAGCAATGGACTTGATTTTAAAACAATCAAGATTAGGAAATATTGCAATTTCATTTTTTTCTTATTCAAAAACAGACAGAAAAAGTTTACATTATTTGCAGCAAAATGATTTTGAATTTAACCTACAAGTTGAATTAACAAAATTATTATTGGATAATAAAGAGCAATTAATACAGAAACTAGAAGAACAAAAAATATTATGGCGTAATATAGCCAGAAAAACATTTTAACATGAAAGTAATTAAATACAAAGGTTATACTATAAAGTATGATCCTACAATTAATGCTTATATCTGTTCATTAGATCATAGCCTACATGATACAGTTATAGCAGCATTTAGATGGATTGATTATATCACAAAATAAATAAATAGAAATGAACAACGACAACCAACAGCAACCAGCATTTCCATGTATGCCAATACAGGATCAATACAATAGATTAATTGCACCTATTCCAGGGATGAGCAAATTAGAATATTTTACCTTAATGATATATGCACATAATTTAAAAGAATTATTGCCGGAGAGTGCAATATCATTAAGTAAAGAGATATTAATAAAATTAAATGAAAGTGAAAAAAGTGAGGAAAGCACTTTAAAAATAATTCAATGATTAATGAAGAATTATTAAATCAATTTCATTTAAGAAAATACAATCCTGATTATGTACCGCCTATAGATTTTAAAGTCCTGACTATTAATAATAAAATAGTTGGAAATCTACAGTCATTTATTGTATTTACTGGTTTACCTAAAACTGGAAAATCGACCTATTTGTCTGCATTAATTGCTAGTGCATTACATCCAGCGGATTTTTTTAAAATGAAAATTAATTTCCCAGCAGGACGGCGGCGTATTGCCTATATTGATACAGAAAGCAGTAGTTATGATTTTTATAGACAGATGGAAAGGATCAGAAACTTTATAGGATTAAATCGTTTACCTGGTAATTTAGATGCCTTTGCTGTTCGTGAAGATAATCACATTACAATCATGCAATACATTGATGCTTACCTGGAACAAACACCAGAATGTTCAGTATTAGTGATTGATGGGTTACTGGATCTGATCAGTAATTTCAATAATGAAACTGAAAGCGGACAATTGGTACAATGGTTAAAAAAAATTACCAAAGTATATAATATCCTATTAATTACTGTTATTCATTTAGGAAAAAAAGATAATCAAACATTGGGCCATTTGGGCAGCAGTTGCGATAGGTACGCACAAAGTACACTATTAATAGAAAAAGATAAAGATCAACAATGCTTTACTTTATCATCCAAATTTATGCGTTCAGATGAAGATTTTGAACCTATCACAATTAAATATTTTGATGGATCTTACCAGGAGTATTTTTATCAGCCTACTACAGAAACAGAAACCAAAAACAAATTTAAAAAGAAATAAAAAAGCGGCAATTTTTAGGTTGCCGCTTCCGAAATGAATTGCAACAACAAAATCGCAAATCACTTTTTTCAATTCAAATATAATACAATGACTAATATAGAAAAAATTTATTTCATTATTGCAGAGAGAAAAATTGTTACTATAGAAGATTTAATAACAATAACCAAATTGCCTAAAATGCAAATATTAAAATCAGTGTATGCTTTAATACTTAGAAAGAAAATAAAAGCCAGAAAAACAACCACTGGATCCCGTCATTTTGTAATCATATTTAAAAAGTTATGAAACTATTATATGCCATTTTTGATTTATCAATATTTATATTGAAAATATTATATGTAGGAATTATGGTTATTATTTTTTTACCACTAATTATTATAGCAATAATTTTTAAAAAATGAATAATCAATACTTTACAGCCATTGTTTTTTTCAAACCAGAACTAAAAAAAGACCCTTTTAAGTATCGAAATATTAATAAATTAGATACATTTACTAAATTTTGCCATAGAAACTTGGATGGCTGCGTATATGCGAATTTATACGATAAAGAAACCAGGGTATTTATAAAAAGAATTGTTTTTTTGTTTTGATGATGGATAGTTAATGATGAGAACCGCAAGAAATTGCGGTTTTTTTTGTGCCTAATATGTATTTTTTTTTCTTTTTAAAGGTGAAAAAAGTGAACATATATATATTTCTAACTTTGCGCGTGCCGCTTTCCCCTTACCTATAGGGAAGGGGGAAAGTCCCTAGGGACGCAAAGTTAGGGTATATATTTGAGATTAATTAAAAATTTTAATTATTTTTTTCCACAAATTCCTTTTTTTATCAAAATTTAATTTGTAGATTTATTGTTGAATTCTATTTAATGCGCAAATATGGAATTTGGATTATAGGCGGTTTAGCTGGTATTTTATATTTAAAGTATAATATGGCTAAGTCTTTACAATATAGTTTTGCTGG